CATTTAACAAACATGAAAATACACAAGCTATAGAAGATAGTTTGAGAAATAAAATTTATGATGAACCGGAAGCCTACATGGATGATTTAGAAGTCATAGATGTAGAGCGGTTATTGTAGGAGGTTAAGGTAATGTCTAGAAATACAATCTATGTAAATAATAAAGCGGTGGTGTTGACACCTGAAGACATGCGTCAGATTAAACGCAAAGCTTTGAATTTATTGCTGGTTGAAAAACGCATGAATCACGGATGGAGCAAGAAAGAAGCGACTACTCTGCGTAGAGATTATATAACTAAATGGGGTTCTATTTATTGGAGAAGAGATTTTCCAGATGTAACTTTATATGTACCTTTGAATGAGATGAAGAAAATCAAGATTGAAAGATACCAAATCAATAAAAAGTATCAAGAAGGCAAGAGCTTTGAAGAAATCATAGGAGACGACTTTGATTACTATCTTGAAGAACATAAACCGACATTTAACATAGACGAAATAGAAAAGAAAAATAAATTAGCAGAACAAGCAGAAGAACGCAGAAGAAAAGAGCGTCCTTGGTTATATGACGGTACACCGCAGCCGCCATATGCACGTGATGAATACACACAATGGCTTATGCAAACATCTATCTTTCCTAAAAAGGCGGTGCGCTAATGAATGAGATTAAAGATTTGAGAAGAGATGATCGTATCATCTTATGGCAATACAAAGGATTGAATGTGCAGGACGGACATGCAGGTGTTGTTATCAGAGAAGTTGATAGACTCGGCAAACAATCAGTCATGGTTCAGTTAGACGGTATTGATGACCCGTTCGAGTTAACGGATGTGGATTACTTCGATAAGAAAGCTGAACATTTTGAAGATTGTAAAAATAACTCAGTACATCAACCTAATCATTACCAGTTCGGTCAATTTACAGCAGCAATAATTATTGAATTAGTAGGAAGAACTTACAAATCAGCTCCAGTCTTTTATCACGTAGGTAACGCCTTAAAATATTTGATGCGTGCGCCTAGAAAGAATGGATTGGAAGATATTAAAAAAGCGAGACAGAGCATTGAATTTGCGATTGAGTGTTGGGGTAAGTAGATGCGTGATTTATCAAACACAATTAAACAGCGTTTCAAATCAGACACACGAGGACGCAGTTTAAGCGTGCTAGAGCAAGAATTACAACAAAGAGGTATAAAAGGGTTTGTGATTGATGCAAGCCCTACACGCATCACTGCAATCGTTGCTAGAGAGGATTATTTGAATAACAGGAGGAATTGGAATGATACCTAAATTCAGAGAGTTTGATAGAGAAAGACATAGAACTGATTATCAGAAAGGCATGAGTTATGCTGAACAACAAGACTTTGATATGGGGTTCACCATTTGGTTCGACCATATTGAAGACCTGGATTTAATCGAAAAAGATGGCACCATTGATAGAATTGTGATGATGTCGACTGGTCTGAAAGACAAAAACGGAAAAGAAATTTATGAGTCGGATATTGTGAGAAATTTATACGGTGAGTTATATGTAGTGGAATGGTTAGACGGAAGTTTTGTATTAACTGAATTTTATAACGGAGGTTACGACCACTACATTATAGATAGTTCAACAGAGTATGAAGTTTTGGGTAATATTTATGAAAATCCTGAATTACTGGAGGACGATAACCATGCAAGCAACTGATAAAGAGTTAGTAAAACTATACAAAGCCAATCGTGATGAATTGATTGAAGATGTACGTGTGTTGAACGAGAAACTTGATCGAATCGAAGCGTTTGTAGATTTTAAAATTTTATCTAATCCAAGCAGCGGACAGTATATCGGAATCAAACACTACATTGACAAAGTTAGGAGAGGTAGAGATGAAGACTAAAGAGTTTATTGCAAGTGTACAAAATATGGGGTTTAAAATAGCACAAGGTGTATCACTTATTAGTGTCAAAAATGAATTGAATGAGACTTTAGCTTATGTTGACGAAGAATATACAGAATCCATGAGTACGGTGTATCGAAATTTTGTGCGTTTAGCAGACGAAGAAAAAGAAAACTTATTTAAAGTCATTGTTGAATATGCTTCTACACCACTGGAAGAGCGTGAAGAAGAGAAGGAATTTTATTTAAGGTTTAAAGAAATTAATGATGTTTGCGGAAATGATTATCTTAATTTACCAGTCTTTAAAAAATCGGTTGTTATAGGAAACAAAATACCTAAGAAGAATTATAAAACTATATTCACCGAAAGAGATATGGGATTGTTGCCTTATTCTTTTTATCAAATGATTATGCAAGGTCATCTTGTAAAGGAGGAAGTCTAATGAAATACAAATACATGGAAAAACAAGTAGAAGGTGCTAAAGCATTGGCAGAAAAGTACCCACACATGCAATCACATCAAGATATTTACAAAGAGCATGTAGAGGTGCTGGAAAAGGCAAAGGCGTTTGATCGCATTAAAGATGAAGGTGATTATGCTAGTGATGCTGAGGATTATGTGAACATCGTAAGTGATATAGTTGAAAAATTTGGAGGACAAAAATAATGACTAACACAATTACAGTAGAAAAATTAAAAGAGTTATTACAAATACAAAAGGAATTTGATGATCGCATTCCAACTTTAAACCTAGAAGATAGCAAAGTAGCTTACATTGTTGAATTTTTTGAATGGTTTAATACGCTTGAGACGTTTAAGAACTGGAAGAAGAAGCCAGGTAAGCCTTTAGATGTTCAATTGGATGAATTATCGGATTTATTGGCATTTGGATTGAGTATAGTGAATCAGTCGTTCAATAAAGAAGAAAGAGAAGACTTAGCAGACTGTTTGTATTATGCAATTCAAACAGAAACAAAAGATGATAAACATGATTTATCTCGCAAAGAAACCGCAAAACACGTTGTAAAATTACTGCCTATGATGATTTTAAGTAATAGTGAAGAATCTGTGTTAACTGCAATCAGTGTGCCATTCGGCTATGCGAACTATTATTATACAATCGATCAACTCATTGAGGCATACAAAAAGAAAATGCAACGTAATCACGATAGACAAGACGGTAAAGCAGATAAAGACAAAGGATATGTGTAAGAAGGAGATTCTAACCAAAGTGAAAGAGGTGCTGGGGAAGTGAAAAACTTTGAACAACCGACAATAAAAATATTAAAAAGATTATTTGAAGGAAAAGATGAAACTAATATTCATATATCTCGTCTGAACCTTATAGATTATGAAGTTATTAAAATGATAACTAATTATAAACTTTCAGAAACTCATACAAGAAATCAACATTTTAGAGATGTAGTGACTTTGAAGTTTAAAAAGAAAGAGTAAAGAGGCGCAGACGGTAGCACAGGAGAATAAATGTTAACCGCCTCGAATTCGATACGTATAAAAAACTAAACCGGTGAGATTCGACGGGTTTAAAAATCAGCTTGGCGGTTCGTCCGCCTTGCTATTAGGAGGTAAATACTATGTTTGGATTAATTAGAGAGGTTACCGATACATTTAGTTTTAGTGAATGGAATGTACTTTGGGTCGATGATAAAGGTGAATCGCATGGCAAGCGTTTTTATTATAAAACAGAAGCTCGTAAATTTTATGATAGTTTGCCATATATCAATAAAAAGATGGAAAGAGCAGGGTGGTAAATATGTACACATATAAAACAGAACCAAAAACAGTGACCAAAGATGAAGTTTTATTTGAAAACGGTATAACTACAGTAGATGTGGATGGAGGTCAATTTTTACAATACAATGATTACTTTGAACATAAAACATTTTATCAATGTCCTAAATGCATGAGTTTAAATAATGAAACTGAAAAATATTACTTTAGAGGTTTGGTAGGTATGACTATAAGACAATGCGAAGATTGCGGATACAAACATACAAATGACTTTTCGGAGGTAAACAATGATTAAACCAATACTCAAACTAATCTTAACGCTTACACTATACGAAGCAGCTAAATACATCACTGAACAGCTTATTATTTACCATACACAGAACGATGACGTGGAAGCACCTGCAGACTTCGATATACACGATCATATTCATCTTAATAATTTAAAAGCAGAGGTGAGTGAGTAATGGATAAAGAAGTGTTAAAAAGATACGACGAGTTAGCAGAAGGGTTTAAACAGATTAGTTCTCACGGCTGGGAAACTTATGTGCATGGCGTATGGGTATCAAGTTTAATATATTCTATAGTTGGAATTATATTAATTTGTTTTGCTTTGACATTAATTACGATGAGTTGGAAGTTGTTTAGAAAAGAAGTTTATTACACTGTACCTGAAAGAGAAGCTTTCTCATACATTTTCGAAGAAAAAAAACGAATTATACCAGAACATCAAGAAAGAGATGGAGACAGAGAAGAAATATATAGATTTATAGCTGTTGGAATGTTGGTACTTTCATTGTTTTTTATAATAGTCGGAGTTCCATTTATATTATCAAATATCATAGGCATCTTCACTCCTGATTATGTAGCGATTAAAGAAATAATTGGGGATATTGGAGGTAAGTAATATGTTCTGGCATATACATCTTAATAATTTAAAAGCAGGGGTGAGTAAATGATGTGGATAGCACTAACCCTTCTCTTTGCTCTCCTCTCTCTTGTGCTTTATATGGCGAACAGAGAGTTGTATGAAGAGTTGGAGTTGAGGGATAATATAATAGAAAAATTGATTGAAAGGAATGGAAGAAAATGAATAAGAGAGATTATTATTTAAAGTTAATTAAAAGGATTGAAGGGCGTATAGAGTTCTGTGAAGAAGAAGTACAAGTTATAGAGAACAGTATTAAAAAGGAACAGCAATATTTGAATAAATTAGAAGACGAGTTGAATACACTAGAAGCAGTTAAAGAAGATATACTCAATAAATTGTTATAATATCAGGTTATCGTTTGTCGGTAAAACCATAAGTAAATGTTATAATAGGTGTATACATTTACTTATCAATGGAGGTTATGCATGTATACTCGTGATGAAGTGAGAGAAATGATTCATAGTTATAAGTGGATGCAAAATATCGTAGAGTCTCAAATCTATGATAACGATAGCACATCAATTGCACAATATGGTATCGAAGCAGCAATGCCTAAAGGCAAAGGTGGTACGGGAGATAAAGTGTTCGTTAAGGTGATGAATCGTAATAGGCAGCACAGACGCAATATAAAGTTAGTAGAAAAGATATCTTTCATTGATAAATATGAAGACTGTATTATAGACGAAAGAAACTATCATATGCTCCAGATGTTGAAGTTGCGTATGAAGCATAAGACTATAAAAGATATCTTAGAAATAAATAGCGATTCAAAATTTTATGGCTGTATGAATGAAATTATAAATGTATATATGGATGCACAACGTGGATATTATGATTGAGAAGTGAATCGAGGATATCGAGGACATCGAGGAGAAAGAAGTGTATGTGCATTCAATGGATTAGGTTTATTATAATTGAGTTACAACAATATTATCAATTTGCAAAGACGCGCACGATCAATACTATATTATATTTAGACATGGCACTCAGTGTCATGTCTTTCTTTATGGAGGTACACTTGTGGATATAATCATTGTATATGGACCGCCTGCGAGCGGTAAGACTACATACGTTAAACAACATATGACTGATGAAGATATGGTTTATGATTATGATGCTATATCACAAGCAATAACATTTAGTAGTTATCAACAGTATATGCCACAAGCTCATGACACTTGCTTACTAGTACGTAACATGATGTTAGATTATGCACGATATATTGGTAACGGTAAGTTGTATGTTATCACTACTTATTTGTCAAAGAAGATAACTGATAGAGTATCTAACTATCATACAGTTAGAATGGATACAGATATAGATACATGTATCGAGCGTATAAACAATAGTGATAGACCTGACAAAGATAAATTAAAACAAGTGATAAGAGAATGGTTCAATGATGGGAAAAGTAAACCAGCGAGTGATCGCAAAGTAGATAAGGAAACAATGAGGTTTTACAAATCACGTAAATGGCGAGAGACAAGACAAAGAGTCTTGGAAAGGGATAACTATGAGTGTCAAGAGTGTAAAAAACAAGGTATTGTTAAAACCATAGACCATACAAAGCACAAATCTCTTGATGTTGACCATATTAAAGAGTTAGATAGCAATCCTGATTTAGCTTACGACATGGATAATTTAGTAACCTTGTGTGTGAGTTGTCACAATAAAAAGCATAATAGATATCAAAAAGGTAAACCGTTTCCGAAGAAAAAAACAAAATGGACCGGTGACGAATGGTGGTAAGAAAAATAAAGAGCCCCCCACTTAAAAATTTTTAGATTAAATTGTTGAAGGGGAAACGGGGCAGGGGGATCTTCTCCCGAGATTTATTGTAAAATTCTCACGTATAACCCCCTGGGGGTATAATTGAAAGAGGTGAAGTACATGGAACGCAACGAAGAGCAAATTAAACAACATGAAGCACGTGTGAAAAAGGAGAAAGTTAGGCTAGATAAAATTTTCAAATCTATCCCTGAAGATAAAAAACGAGTGGCTCAAGGTCTTATTGTTCAAGCTGCGCGTATGCGGATTCTTCTGGATGATGCGTGGTCCGACATACAAGAAAAGGGGGATTATGAATTATTCACTCAGTCTGAAAGCACGCCAGCTTATGAGCGAGAACGACCTATTGCCAAATTATTCAACTCAAGAGATGCTGCATATCAAAAAATAATTATGCAATTATCAAAATTACTCCCTGAAGATGTCGACGTAGTCGTGGATAAAGAAACGGGAGGATTGAGGAGTATGTTGAATGGAGATAAATAAACATGTCAAATGGTATATTGACAAGTACAAACATGGAGAAATTAAACTTAATAACGATAGAATAAAGTTGATTGACCATCTAGAAAACAACATCTTATATAGAAACGATCTATACTTTGATAACGAACAAATTGAACTATGTATAGCTTTTATTGAACGGTTTTATTTCAAGTTGCAACCCTTTCAGAAATTTTTAATAGCATTTGTATTTCTCTTTGATGAGGAAGATGAACTTTATTTCGAACAATTCTTTTGGCTTGTTGCGCGTGGTGCTGGTAAAAATGGTCTAATAAGTGGATTATCGACATATTTCATTAGTGAATTGCATGGTATTGATAATTATGATGGTACTGTTGTAGCCAATACAGAAAAACAGGCCAAAACATCATTTGAAGAAATGCATAGAATGATAATCAAACATGGATTATATGAAGGTAAAATCAACGACGTAGAAGGTGAAGGTGTATTCGACCTTACAAAACTTAGAATAACTTCTACTAAAACGCAAAGTAAGTTTGAGTATGCAACAAGTAATGCTGGGAGTAAAGACGGTGGTCGTGAAGGTTTTATCATTTATGATGAGGTTCATAGATATGAAAATAATGATATTGTAGATGTATTCTCTAGTGGCTTAGGTAAAGTGAAGCACCCTAGAGAATTTTTTATTGGTACAGACGGATTTGTACGTGAGGGGTTCTTAGACAAAATGAAAGAACGGTCTAAAGAAATTTTAGAAGGAAGAGCGACTGATGACCGTTTATTTCCATTTATCTGTCGGTTAGATCATAAAGATGAGAAGGACGACCCTTCTAAGTGGTCTAAAGCAAACCCTATGTTCGAAGAACCTATGAGTGACTATGGTAAACGTCTTTACCGTAAGGTTTTAAACCAATATAAAGATTTGAAGCACAGCCCGAGTGGTTACGAAAATTTTATGACTAAGCGAATGAATTTGCCAGAAGAAGATTCCAGTAAAATTGTTGCATCACGTGATGATGTTTTAGCTACAAGTCGTGATATTCCGCCACTAAAAAATAAAACTGCAATCGGTGGTGTTGATTATGCTAGTATTAAAGATTTTGCGGCTGTAGGGTTGCTGTTCAAACAAGGAGATAACGTTGTTTGGCTATCTCATTCTTTTGCACGTAAAGAATACCTTGACCAAGCTCAGTTGAAGCCGCCGATCAAGGAATGGGAAAGACGAGGTCATTTAACAATTGTGGATGAACCATCAATTAACCCTGCGCATATAGTAAATTGGTTTATAAAAATGCGTGAAAAGTATGCTATTCAAAAAGTAGTTGCAGATAATTTCCGCATGGATTTAATGCGTCCTTTATTTGAAGAAGCTGGATTTGAAATTGAAGTATTACGAAATCCAAGAGGTGTACATAGTAAGTTAGCGCCTAGAATTGAAACATTATTTGCAAATCATAGAATTATATTCGGAGATAACCCTTTAATGCGTTGGTACACAAATAATGTTGCAGTTCACGTCAAAAAAGATGGTAACAAAGAATTCATCAAGAAGGATGAACATAGACGGAAAACTGATGGTTTCCATGCTTTTTTACATGCGCTCTACGCTGTGGATGAGATACAAGAAATCGATTTAGATAAAGCATTTGATTTATTAGATCAACTTAATTTTTAGTAATAAAGGAGGTGGTTAATTGGGATTTCTGGATGCAGTATTTAAACGTAATTTAGAATTAAGAGATATGCTCGATTTAGATTTAGCAAACGACCCAGCCAATCGTTCATATTTGAAGCGTATGGCTATTGAAACTGTAATTAATTTTATATCACGGACATTCAGCCAATCTGAATTTTGGGTTAAAGATGGTCAAGAACTAAAGCAAGATAAATTGTATTATAAGCTGAATGTAAGACCTAACACAGACTCAAGCGCTACTGATTTTTGGCACAAAGTTATTTACAAATTGGTTTATGACAATGAGGTTCTAATCATTAAAAGCGACTCAGATGATTTATTGATTGCTGATGATTTTTATAGAGAAGAATTTGCTGTTTACGAAGATGTTTTTAAAGATATTATTGTAAAAGACTTCAAATTCGAACGTTCTTTTAGGATGAATGAAGTTATATATTTGAATTACAACAACGATAAGTTACAAAGATTTGTTGAGAGCTTATTTGCAGATTATGGAGAACTTTTCGGACGAATGATGGATACGCAACTTCGTAAAAATCAAATCAGAGGTATTGTTAGCGTCGATTCTGGCGGTGGAAATATCGATAATGTAAAAATGACAAGATTGCAAAAATATATTGATAAAATTTATAGTCAATTTAAGAATAATGGTGTTGCGCTCGTGCCTCAAGTACCAGGATTCGAATATAAAGAACTGTCGAAAGATAGCACAACCGGCAACGATAATGGCGGAGAGAATTTACAAAAAGTCAAGCGCATGATTATTGATGATGTTGCGAAAATTGTAGGGATTCCATCGAATTTGATACATGGCGATGTTGCAGATTTAAGTAATGCTATGAATGCATATATAGACTTCTGCATTAATCCTTTAATTTCAAAAATCGAAGATGAATTGAACAGCAAATTTTTTACTGAAAGCGAATTTTTAAGTGGTAAACGTATAAAAGTTGTCGGTATCAATAAGGTAGATCCAATCAAGAATGCAGAAAAAGTAGACAAATTATTATCATCAAGCGCAGCTAAAAAAAATGAAGTTCGTGAAATGCTCGGTCTTCCACCTGTTGAAGGTGGAGACCGTTTTATTTTGACTAAAAACTATCAACCTGAGGGTGAATTGAAAGGGGGTGAGAATGAAAATGAAGACGAAACAAGAGCTAATGAAAGCAACGTCTAAATATGCTTTTAAAAACGAAGTGAAAGACGATAAAGTTGTTCTCACTCTTAGTGGACCGGTGGCGCAATCTTCTATCTTTGCTGATGAAACCATTAACAGTCATGATATTGCCGAAGTATTAGATGGTGTAGATAAAGATATTGTAATTCGCTTAAACAGCCCTGGTGGTGACGCCTTTCAAGGAATTGAGATTTATAATTATCTAAAAAACCACTCTTCGCACATCACAATTGAAGTTACTGCTTTGGCTGCAAGTGCGGCATCTATCATTGCAATGGCGGCCGATGAGCTTATTATGAGCAAAGGTGCTTCGCTGATGATTCATGAAGCAGCGACCATCGCAATTGGTAATAAAGCGGACGTTAAGAAGACGCTAAATGCTTTAGAAACAGTGGATGCATCTATTGTTGAAGTTTATAAGGATAAAACAGGACTTGATAATGAAGAGATTGAACAACTCATGACTGATGAAACTTGGTTTACAGCAAAAGATGCCGTAGACAAAGGTTTTGCGGACAAAACGAAAGATAAGGTTGAAACACCTAAAGAAGCTCAAGAAGATGTGGAAAACAATAGTGAAATGATTGCTATGAAGAATGAAATCGAAGGGTTAAAAATTCAATTAGCCAATTTTAAAAATAGTAATAATAAACCAAAGAAAAAACGTTATCTATAGGAGGAAAAATTATGACAATGAAATTTAAAGATTCAATCAACAAAGATGTTGAGAATTTAAAGAATGAATATTTCGAGGCAGTACGAAATGACGCTGACTCTGAAACGATTGAAAATAAATATGCGGAATACATGGCTGCTTTCTCTTCTAATTTGCAGAACGAAGTGTTAAAAGAAGCGCGTGAAGAAGTTTATAACACTTCGACAGATAAGCAAGTGCGTATGAATCGAGGGGAAAACATTCTTACTGCTGAGGAATCACGTTTCTTTACTAACTTAGTAGAAGATGAGGCAAACTTAGACACATACAAAGAAGAGGTTATTTTACCGGAATCTACAGTATTACGTGTGTTTGAAGATATGCAGAAAGTACGACCTCTATTATCTAAAATTAATTTTCAGATTGCTGGAATCAAAACGCGTTTAATCGTTGGAGACCCTAAAGGCGCTGCTGTTTGGGGAGAAGTATTCGGTAAGATTCAAGGACAAATTCAAGCGAATTTTAAAGAATTAAATTTCTCACAAAATAAATTAACTGCATTCGCCATCGTACCTAAAGATATGTTGGAGTTTGGCCCAGAATGGATTGAGCGTTATGTTCGCTTGCAATTAGCGGAAGCGATGGCACTTAAGTTAGAAGAAGGTATTGTTAAAGGTAACGGTGCAGCATCAAACCAACCTTATGGACTAACAAAAGATTTAACATATGATACGGACGGCGTAACTATTACTGGTGTGACTGATAAAGCATCAGCAGGGACATTGACATTCGCGGATGCACAAACTACCGCTAATGAATTAGCACAAGCGCTTACGACGCTTTCAACTAAAGAGAATGGAGCACAAGTAGACGTAAGTACAGGTGTAACACTTCTGGTTAACCCAGCAGATCAATTCTATGTAAAAGCACAAAACACTATGCAAACAGTAAATGGTGCTTGGGTAACGTCGTTGCCATTTAACGTAGATGTTGTAGCATCAGAGTTTGTAGATCCTGATAAAGCTATTTTTGTTGTGGGAAGTCGTTATTATGCAGTCCAAACCGGCTCAGTAACAATCAAGTCATATGACCAAACGCTTGCGTTAGAAGATGCTGATGTGTTTATCGCAAAACAGTTTGCACACGGTATGCCAGACGATAATAAAGTAGCTTTGGTTTACGACTTGGATATCGCATCAAAACCATCTGCTGACTCAGTATCACCTGATGTAGGCGCATAATTGAAAGGGGTGATTAAATGATCACTCAAAATCATGTTAAAGAAATGAAGCGACGATTAAAAATATTTCATACGTTCGAAGATGAGCATATACAATCATTACTCGAACAATCCTATGAAGATATTAAATATCGTTGCCAAGAGTTTGATATGAATGAGAATAATCGTGGAGCTGAGCTTGTATATGAGCGTACAAGGTATGCTTATAATGACAGTTTAGAGTTTTTCCACGATAACTTTCTAAGCCAAATCACCTCTTTCGCACTTGAAAATATGAAGGAGGTAGATTATGAACAAGAATTATAAACCACCTAAAACAAGTAGCGGAGACTTACGAGTACCCGTTACTTTTTTTCGTATGGTAGAAAATGACGGTCCATTTCCAGGAAGTAAAAAGAAAAAAGAAGCGTTTACGACGCTTTGTGAAGTTTATGAAAGTTCTACAAAAGATTTAGAAAAAACAAACGGTATAACTGGTGTTCATAAAATTACGATTAATTTTAGAAATCCGCATGCTGATTATCAAATCAATCACTCAGATACGTTCGAACTTATTTATGGATTGTATGAAAATTCTACATTTAAAATAATCGACTTTGCTCCTAATTCAAGTAATAAAGAAATGATTAAAGTAGTAGGTGTAGCAAATGGCGATTAAATTAAAAGGTATGAAGGAATTGGAACGCGAACTTGAAAATAGATATGGTAAAGCAAAAATGAAACGTATTGTGGATGAAGCTTTAGTTGCTGGTGGTCATGTAATTGTTCAAAAAATCAAAAGCAACTTTGAAAGCTTTGAAGACACAGGTGCTAGTAAAGCTGAAGTAAAATTATCTAAACCTTTCACTTTAAATGGTGTTCGGACTATTAAAATACATTGGAAAGGTCCTAAGGAACGCTACAGAATTATTCATTTAAATGAATTTGGTACGGTCAAGAACCCTAACCCCCGAGGGAAAGGTGCGGTAGAACGTGCTTTAAGAAGTGGTCAAAAGGCTTATTTCCAAATTGTTAAACAAAGGTTGAAAAGAGGTTGATACGATTGAGAGATATTTTAATGGAAATTTACAATGTTCTTATTAAGGATGCGTTAGTACAAGAATATGTTAGCAATCGTATTAAGTTCTATGAGTACCCCGAACCGTCAGACATGTCCAAACCTTATATTGTAATGAGTGAAATTGATGACACATTACCTGTCGAATACGCTGATAACGATAACCTTGCATTAAGCTATCTTGTACAAATTGATGTATTTGTGCCTGAATCTGAGGAGTATCAAGCATATTTTGTAAGGAATAAAGTCAGTTATCACATTTCACGTTTAATGAAAGAACAATTGAAAATGGAAAATACATCAAACGCAAAACCAGAATACGACGAAGAATTAAAAATGTACAGGTCCGCTCGAAGATACGAGGGGACCTTTTATCGTTCTGAATTAAATTTATAGGAGGAATTAAGAATGGCAAAAAAATATAATTCATTTACAGGTATTACAGGATTTTACTATATGCCTTTGAATACAGAAGAGGTTTCAGGTGTGACTGACCCTGAACGTATTAAATATTTACAAGAAATTCAGGTATCAAAAGAACAATCTATTGAAAAAGCACATGGAGATAATAGTGTTGCTGAATTAGCGGTTTCAAATGGAACTGTTGAATTAGAATCTACATTCCACCACTTACCGATTGAAGATAGAGAAGTGTTATTCGGTTTAGATAAATCTGATGATGGTGTGATCGGTGTAGGTAATAATACACCACCATATGTTGCAGTTATCTTTGAAAAAACAACAGAAACTGGCGCGTCTGAATATGTTGGATTGCTTAAAGGTATGTTCACATTCCCTGAAGTTAGTGGACAAACTAAAGAAGATGGTGTCGAATTCTCTCAAGACCAATCTACAGCTGAGTTCATGCCTACAGAAGTTGAAGGCTTTGATAAAGAACAAACAATGATTCTAGGTCGTGATGAAAAAGGTGTAACTATCATGCGTGATGCGATTTGGAAAAAGGTGTTCGGTAAGCCGCACCCTAATGCGACTGTTTCTGAGGAATCTGTTTCATCTGATATTGGAGCATAATTATAAGGAGGAATTACTTAATGGCTAAATATGAAGTATTAAAAACTTTTAAAGATTTACAAGATAACGAGAAATTATACGAAAAAGGTAAGACATTCCCACGTCCTGCCAACAAAAAAATTGACGAAGAACGTATTCTTGAGCTTTCTTCAAGTGACAATCGTCAACGTAAACCATTGATTAAAAAGATTGAAGACTAATTTCGAGGGCATATAGCCCTCTTTTTATTTGCAAATAAAAATTATTATATTAAAAGGAGTTTTACACATGAGTAAAAAAATTAATTTCATTAAACTAGTAGTATTAGATAAAGAAGATAACGCTAAAGAAGATAAAAACGGTAATTTTGAGGTTGAGACATATTTCACACCTAACTTTATTCCGTTCCGTAAAATTTATGAAGCGACTGACATTATGGAAGGTACTTCTGAAGACGGCAACGAATTAACAGAAAAAGAAATGTTCAAACGTATGACTGACTTTGTGGTAGATGTTTATAACAATCAATTTACAAGTGATGATTTGTTAGATCGTTTACATGCACCTGATGCAATTGAAGAGATTAAATCACAAGTACAATTTATTGCTCAAGGTCAAATGGATGAACAAAGAAAAAAGCAATTAGCGAAGATGATTTAAAGAATAAAGTCATCACATGGGCTGATCATAAACAAAATTTAAAAAAAGTAGCGTATGACATGATGAAAGAGGGCGGAAAAGATATCAACGATATCTTGGACATGCCCTTTTCTTTTTTTATGGATGTTATTGAAGATGGCAGGAAGCCAAGCAAATCAGTTGATAAAAAAGACAGCATGTTAGACGCATTCACCAATTTATAAGTAAGGAGGTGGAAATATGGCAGAAAGAATTAAAGGTTTGCAGATTGACCTATCTATGCAGGATATGGGCATTGGCTCGACATTAGCTGGCATTAGGCGCAGCTTTAGACAATTGAATTCTGACTTGAAATTATCAAGTAACAACTTTAAATACTCAGAAAAATCTATGGCAAGTTATAAAAGTAGAATTCGTGAGTTAGATGCTGCGACAAAGCAACAGAGAAATAATGTTAAAGAACTGCGTAATCAATATATGCAGACTGCGAAAGAGCAAGGTGCAAATAGCGCAAAAGCGGTTAGATTGAGAACTGAATATAATAAACAAGCTGATACATTAAACAGACTCGAACACGAGCTAGAACAAACTGTAGATGGTTTCAAAAGATTCCAAAAAGAAGCCCAAGAAGCAGCTAGAGTCTCTAATAGTAGTTTTGGTCGATTAGGTCAAAAGTTTACTGATATCGGACCTAAACTTACCAGTGTTGGAGAATCGATGAAAAATGTCGGTCGTTCCATGTCTATGTATGTTACAGCTCCTATTGTAGCTGGGTTCGGCCTTGCGGCTAAAAAGAGTATTGATTTTGATGATTCAATGCGTAAAGTTAAAGCGACATCGGGCGCTACTGGTGGCGAGTTTCAACAATTAAGAGATAAAGCCCTTGAAATGGGAGCTAAAACTAAGTTTAGTGCATCCGAATCAGCAGAAGCTCTTAACTACATGGCCTTGGCCGGCTGGGATACCAAAGATATGCTGGGTGGTATCGATGGTGTCATGCAGTTAGCAGCTGCATCAGGTGAAGATTTAGGTGCAGTAAGTGACATCGTTACTGACTCGTTAACAGCATTTGGTATGAAAGCGAAAGATAGTGGAAGATTTGCAGATGTATTAGCACAGACAAGTTCTAAAGCTAATACCGATGTACGTGGTTTAGGCGAAGCATTTAAATACGCTGCTCCAGTTGCAGGCGCATTGGGATATACTGTGGAAGATACATCGATAGCTATTGGTTTAATGTCCAATGCTGGGATAAAAGGTGAAAAAGCCGGTACAGCATTACGTACCATGTTTACAAACTTAGCTAAACCAACAAAAGCTATGCAAAACAAGATGGAAGAGTTAGGTATATCCATTACTGATAGTAACGGTAAAATGCTTCCTATGCGTGACGTAATGGATCAGTTGCGTGATAGATTCAAAAACTTATCAAAAGACCAACAAGCAAGCGCAGCTGCAACTATCTTTGGTAAAGAAGCAATGAGTGGTGCATTGGCTGTTATAAATGCTTCAGATGAGGACTACAAAAAGTTAACTAAGTCTATTGATAACTCAACAGGTGCTTCTAAACGTATGAGTGACGAAATGGAAGGTGGCATTGGCGGTTCGATTCGAAAAATGAAGTCAGCTATCGAATCAATGGCGATTAGTATAGGTGATGTTCTAGCACCACATATACGTAAAGCCGCTGATTTTCTTGCAATGTTAGCTGATAAGTTTACAAATATGCCTGGTTGGGTGAAAACCGGAGTAGTAGGATTAGGTATATTCGCTGCAGCTTTAGGTCCTTTAATCTTAACCACAGGTGCGTTTACCGCAGCACTAGGAAGCATTATGACTACAATAGGTCCAGTGATGACAGGTATTACAAAAGCTGGCGGTTTAATGAATTTCTTAGGAACCAAAGCACCGTTTGCTGCTAAAGGTTTGACTTTAGTAGGAGGCGCGTTTAAATTCATGCTTGGTCCAGTAGGATTAGCAATTGCAGCAATAGTAGCAATCGGTACAGCATTTGTAATTGCTTATAAAAAATCAGAGACATTTAGAAATATTGTTCATGCAGTCATAGATCCGGTCGTGAATGCTTTCAAAAACCTTTGGAATACAGCTGAAGTAGTGTACAACGCATTAAAAAATCTATTTTCAGGAAATGCTTTACCTACTGTTGATATTCTTTCTAAGATTATGCCTAAAGCTACCGCAATTAAAGTAACAACAACATTGATGCAAATCAGACAAGCGTTTATAGATGCATTTAATGCGATTTGGCAATTCGGTCAGGATATAGGACTCAAGTTAGGTCAGTTCTGGAATCAAAATGGCGCTACTATCATGCAGGCTGTAACTAATATCTGGAATACGATTGTTACAGTATTCACTGAAGTTAAAAACTTTTTATGGCCGATACTACAAGAATTAGGCGGCGTTGTAAAAACAGTGTTTATGAATGTGATTGTTCCTGCAGTCAAAATAGGCATGCAGATTATCTGGGGAGTCATGAAATTTTTATGGCCGTTAATCAAAACTTTAATTGTGGACACATGGAATAATATCAAAGGTATTATTAATGGAGCTTTAGATATTATATTAGGAATTGTAAAAGTCTTCAGTGGTTTATTTACCGGTCAATGGGGGCAAGTGTGGAACGGTGTAAAACAAATATTCAGTGGTGCATTGACTCTAATATGGAATCTTATTCAATTATGGTTCATTGGTAAAATACTAAAGGTTGTTAAATTGTTCGGTGGTTTCTTTAAGAGTGCAATCAGTACAGCATTCAACGGTGTAAAAACCGTAATAGGTACAGTGTTGAAGTTTATATGGTCTATCATTAGTTCTGTATTCAAACGCATATTGTCTATTACTAAAACGATTTTCAATTCGGTATGGACTTTTATTAAATTTGTTTGGAACGGCATTAAAACTGCCATTACAAATACAGTTAGATTTATCTTCAATATTGTCAAGCGTTATTTTGTAGCGGTTAAAAATACAACAAATACAATATTCAACGCTGTTAAAAGTTTTCTTATTTCAATCTGGAATGCGATTAAAAATAGAATAACAAGTGTGGCTAAAGCTTTATGGTCTTCGATAAAAAGTGTATGGAGCTCATTATTCAGCGGTACTAAGAATATCTTCAACAGAGTAAAATCGTGGTTGAATAGTACATGGAATAGTATCAAAAATACAGTCTCTAGAACAGTTTCAAATCTATGGTCAGCTATAAAACGAACATGGAACAGTCTATGGTCAGGTACAAAAAATATTTTTAACAGAGTGAAATCCAGTGTTTTAAATATTTGGAATTCTATTAAACAATCAGTAACTAATATTGTTTCTAAATTGTGGGGTTCGGTCAAACGCATATTCAATAATATGAAAGACGGTTTATCAAACATTATTGGTAAGATCAAATCTCATATTGGAGGAATGGTGGATAAAATCAAAAGTGGGCTGAATAGCTTAATCAAAGGTTTAAACTGGGTTGGTTCCAAACTTAATTTACCTAAAATACCAACACTTTCAACGGGAACAGTCCACAATCAACAAATCAATCGAAATGTTAAAACAACCTCTGATGGTCGTATGAAACAAGATACAATGGCAATAGTTGGTGATAGAGGTCCAGGTAATGGGAAAGGTCGTGACGGGCGTCGCGAACTCATTCAATATCCTAACGGACGCACTGCGATAACACCTGCTAAAGATACGCCTACTATCATTCCTAAAGGTGGTCGCGTTATAAGCGGTGGCGTGCGTCAAAAAATGACTAGTGAACTTCCAAGATTTAGTACAGGTACATGGTTTGGTAAAGCTACAGATTGGGTCGGTAGTAAAATGAGAAGTGCTGGCGATTGGTTACAAGATAAAATAGGAGATGTATTAGATTTTGTAGGCAAGCCAAGCAAACTACTTAATAAGTTATTATCATCAATAGGTATAGATTTTGGAAGTTTAACGAAAGGTATGGGTATTGTTGGCCAAATCACACGTGGCGCTTGGAATAAGATTAAAGATGGCGCTATTAAATGGTTAAAAGGCGGACTTGATTCAGCCGGCGGAGATATTAAAGGTGGTATTTTAGATCCAAGTCTAATTAATTACCACTACGGTAGAACTGCTGCATATACAGCTGCTACAGGTCGACCATTTCATGAAGGTGTAGATTTTCCGTTTGTTTATAAAACTATACGTACACCTATGGGCGGTAAAGTAGCAAGACAATCGTTCATGAGTGGTGGATATGGTAACTGGGTTAAAGTTATCAGTGGTGCAATGGAAATGATATTTGCACACTTGAGAGATTTCAGTAAAACACCTCCAAGTGGCAAAACAGTTAAAGCAGGAGATGTTATCGGTCTTACTGGTGATACTGGTTTTAGCACTGGACCACATTTACATTTTGGTATCAGAAAAAACGGCAGAGATGTGGACCCTGAACCATACTTATGGAGAGCTCAAAAGCAAGGTAGATTAAAAGCAAGTGATAAAGGTGCTGGCGGAGGAGTCGGTCGTATTAGTGAAACTGTAAAGTCAGCATTAAAACAAACCGGGCTTCCTACCACTAAAAAGTTTGTAGATTTTTGGGGTAAAAAAATTAATGATAAAAAAGGTACTGGTTTGTTAGATATAAGCAGATCAGTATTCAATAAGTTTAAAACTAAAGGTCATGATAAATTTAATAATACGTTAGATAATTTAATGGCTGGAATGAATTACGCTAAGGTTAATTACGGAAATAGCATATTTGATAAAGCTAGACAATTTGCTTCTGGAGGGCTAATAAAAACATCTGGTTGGTACAACTTGGCCGAAGGCGGCTATCCAGAATATGTTATCTCTACAGACCCAGCGCTTTACAGTGATTCTATGAAATTATTAGAACTTGCAGCACAAGATATTCAAAGCGGAAGAAGCAATAACAAACGTCCAAATCAATTAGGCAGTGCTAAATTGCAGCAAGGCAACGATAACACAGAATTATTATTGCAAATGGTTGAGAATCAACAAAAACAGATTAACGTCTTAATGCAGATTGCAAGAAGTAATCAAGATATCGCAAATAAAGATATGGATATCCATTTAGATGGACGTTCATTAAACCGTAATAATAACAAACAGCAAGCAATCAATATGCAGACGCAATTAATGAGAGGGTGATAAGTATTGGGATTTAAATTATACGACCCTGATATGAATGAGCTAAAATTTCCAGTCGGCGTAAAGCCACTGGATTTTTTAGTTTCATCAATTTCAAAGGAAAGAATAACTGAAAAAGTAGAAGGTATACCTGGGCAAATCGATTATGGTTTTAATTATTCAGACAGAGAAGCGAGCATGACCTTTTGGTTGAGACATTACCACGCTGAACATGATTTTTTACTACTAGTCTCTGAATTAAATAACTTTTTAGACAGTCAACCATTCTTTTATGTAGCACATAAGTATCTACCGACAAGAGTCATCAAAATAACAGTAGATGAGAGTTATCAACCAGACAGGATACTTGGCAGTATGTACGCAAAATTAGAAGTTAAATGTAATATTTCTGGCTTGCCTTTTTGGAGAACGCAATACACAACACAAAACTTACAAAAAGATGGATATAACGCGGTTGTTGAAAAGTATGGTTTAGCAGACGGTGTTCACATTGATTTTTTTAATTACACGCCGACAACAAACGAATTCAGCATTTGGAACGGAGGCAATGTAACAATCGACCCGCGTAATATGTTTTTGAATATCAGATTTTTATATGCAACCAGTAACGGTACTGTGACTTTAGAAAATTTGACTACGGGGGAAAAATTTGAATTTTATCGACAATTTTCTAACACACATCTTAATTTATTCGGTGCAAAAGTGATGTTGGGTACAACTAACTGGTTGAGAGAGAGCAACAGGAAATTCATTAGTCTAGCACCAGGTGAAAATAAATTTAAAGTTTCAAATGTAACACATCAAGGAATCTCATTCGAGTTTCCTTTTTATTTTAAATAAGGAAGTGACATAAATGAAT